AGGAGAAGTTGGAATTCTTTACGTAGCAGACGGAGCATCTTACAAGCCAGTAGCTTGTTTGACTTCAAACAGTTTATCAACAGCCGTTTCGGTTATTGAATCAAACACAAAATGTAACCCTGGAGTTACAAAAATCCAAGGAGGTATCTACTCTTACACTTTAGACGCTGAAGGAGAGTACATTGACACAACATCAGTAGGAGGAGACGACACAAAAGTATCTCACGACTTTTTAGTTGATTTACAACTTGACAAAGCGTTAGTAACTTGGAAATTAGTTACTGGAGTAACTGGAGCAACTTACTACGGTAGTGCTTTAATCTCTGACTTATCTTTGGATATGGGATCAGGAGATGACTTAGCGACTTTCTCTCTTACATTAAATGGAGACGGTTTAATTTCAACAGTTGATCCATTAGACTAAGACATATTTTAACCAAACAATCAAATCATGAATAAAGTAGTATTATTAGACAAAGAGTTCCATTTTGGAATAGGGTTTTTAAATGAATTGTTAGACGGAACAGGTTTAAGACTTGACGAATTAGGCACACAAGCCGATGCAGTTTTAATTCCTAAAATGATGTATTATTCATTATTATATTCCTACAAAAGAAAAGCTCAGGAAATAGATTTTACTATGTATGACGTGAATGATTGGATTGATGAAAATGGAGGCGTAGGAGGCGAATTTTGGACTAATTTCCATAAAGCCTTTAATGACTCTATGAATAAAGACGTCCCAGTTTACAATAGCAAAAAAAAAGTGAATCCAGAGAAATAGATTTTAAAGCGGATGTTATCGCTTTTGCTTGTGGCGAACTTGGAATTTTGCGTTTAAGTGATGTTTATGATATGACTTTCGCAGAGTTCCAAATTCGCCTTTTTGCATATAAAAGAATGGAGTTAAGAGAATGGGAAAAGGTCAGACAAATAGCTTGGAGTGCATTTATAGCACCGCACCAGGACCCAAAAAAGTTACCTAAGTCAATTGAAAAATTTATGAGTTTAGGTAATAACAACATAAAAAAAGGAGTAAGTACTGAGCAAAAGGAAAACTTTTTAAAAGCATACAAAGAATATTTAAACCAGAAAAAAAATGGCTAAATTAGAAGTTGGAATTGGAGCTAATAATGACGAATTAAAAGCCAAGTTAGCCGAATCCGAATTATTACTAGAAAAATTAAAAAAACAAAAAGCCAACGATATAAAAATTGGTCTTGACGTTAAAGGTTTGCAAATGCAAATTAATGACGCAAAAGCTAGTATTTCAAGCTTAACAAAAGAAATTAATTCAAATTCAGCCGCACAAAATACAAACGCTAGAGCAACAGCAAACGGGGCTAGTACATTGACACAATTTTCTCGTATTGCTCAAGATGCTCCTTTTGGTATTATGGGTATTGGAAACAACTTAACTGCAACAGCGGAAAGTTTTACCTATTTAGCAAAAAGCTCTGGAGGTGCTGGAAATGCTTTGAAAGCTGTTGGAGCGTCTTTATTAGGTCCTGGAGGTATTTTATTAGCAGTTTCATTACTTACAACTGGATTGACAGTAATGGCTCAAAAAGGGATGTCTGTGGCGGATGTTTTCAATAAATTAACTGGAGACTTTGACGAATATGCTGACGCACTTAAAAAAGCAAATTTAGCCGCATACAATGACGATGGAGTTGTTAAAGCCGTTTCAGATGTAAACCAACTTAGAGAAGAGGTAAAACTTGCAAAAGACGGTTTCTTAGATAAAGAAAAAGTTGTAAAGCATTACAACGAAACAATGGGCAAAACTGCCGGATTAGTTTCAGATTTAAACGGTGTTGAGCAACAACTTATTAAAAATGGAGACGCATTTATTAAAATGCAACTTTATAAAGCTACTGCAACATTGGCTCAAGCTGAGGCTGCAAAAGAAATGCTTAATCAGGAAAAAATATCTCAACAAAGTGCAAAAGATCATATTGGAGTTTTAGAGGTAATGAAAGGAGCTTTTACTGCTGTTGCCTCTGGACAAAGTATAATGTCAACAGGAATGTTTGCAACTGTTGAGGGTATTAAGGCACAAGCAAAAGCTTTTGAGGATAGCCGCAAAAAAATGAATGCCAACATGACGATTGCTAAAAAATACAATCAAATGGCGGCTCAAATATCCAAAAACCAAGGATTTAATTTCTTTGAGGATAATAAAGCAGGGAAAACAACAAAAGCAGGAAAACGTGATGTTTTAGAATTACCTAAATTAGATTTAGCAGACCCAGCAAAACAAGCTGCTGAAGCCGCAAAAATTAAGGATGCAATGAAAGTTGCCTATGGAGATCCTTTAAAAGAATTTCAAGATAAAAAAATTCCTTTAAATATTCAATTAAAACCAGGAAGGACAAGAGCTCAAATTGAAGAAACTTTAGGAATGCTTTCAAAATTTGACATTGCTGCAAATCAAATAATTGAAGGAAGTATAGCAAATACTTTTTCAATGGTTGGTGATGCAATTGGTAACGCATTTGCAACAGGTGGAAATATTTTAAAAGCCGCAGGAAGTGCATTAATTCAAGGATTAGGAGGTTTGCTTTCTGCAATGGGAGATAAATTAATTGAATTAGGAACTGCTGCAATTTTAGCTGGAACTGTTGTTAAATTATTTGGAACAATTAGCGGTATTGGAGCTGGTTTAGCTGCTATTGCAGGTGGTGTAATTCTTAAAGGAATTGGAACATCAATTGGAGCACAATCAAATTCAGGAGTAAATAGCAATAGTTCAGATGGATTAGGACAAAGAGGATCAAATTATCAAACAGGAGCAAGCATTTCAACTCCAACAAGCTCAGTAAATAGCGGAGGAGGTTTTAGTAATAATGGCGGAACAGTTGTTTTTGAAATATCAGGACAGAAATTGATTGGAGTATTGAGCAATACATTGGGAGCAAATAAAAGATTAGGCGGATCATTAGCAATAGGATAATATGGCTTTAAGAAAAATTTTAATAGATTTTACAGCAAACCCAACTTTGGGAAATGCTTTCAGTTATGATATAACAATAGACTCGGTTGCCTTTTCATATCCAAACGGATATGATACTCTAAATTTAGAATACGTTTCAGGCTCAGACGTTGCAAATACCTCAATAGGTAGAAAAGCAACTTTAACTGAGACAATTGACGCTACTTTAAATTTTTTAGTTACTTATTACGCAAGTTCTTTTATTAGTTATTCAAGAGTTGAAAATTCAATCGAAGTTATAATTAATATTGAGGATGCTGTAATTACATATCCAGACGACGCAAACGAAAACATTTTAATTTCTGACGAAGCATATACTCCAGATATAAATTATAAACTTAAATATGTAGTTGATTGGGCGGATACAGAAAACGTTGACTACTCAGTAAGAATTTACCAAAAAGCATATACCGGAAGCTCAACAGAGGTTTCTGGTTATGCCACATTACAATACGGATCAGTTAATGACAATTTAGAGCCTATTCGTGGAAATGGTTTAAATTTATTTTTAAATGCTTCAAACGATTTAACTTTGGAGGATTTATATACAGAGGACGAAAATTCTTTCTCTGTAAAAATGTATCGAAAAAATAATCTATTATTTGACGGCTATTTAAAGCCAGACGGAGTTTATCAATCATTTGTTCAAGACCAGTGGATTTTGAATTTATCATGCGTTGACGGGTTAGGTTTATTAAAAGACTTAGCTTTTGTTCAAAGCAACGGATTGCATTGGATAGGAAAACAAAAAGCAATTGATGTTGTTTATAATTGTTTGAAAAGAACTGGGCTTGAAATGAACATCAACACAAGCGTTAATATTTATTACGAAGGATTAACTCCAAGTGATACTTTAGATTCTTTAAACGAGGTTTATGTGAGCGTGGATAGGTTTGTAAAGGATGACAACGACACAATAATGGATTGCAACGAGGTTTTAACTTCGATTTTAAATTTATTCAATGCCGTTATTTGTCAAATGGATGGCGAATGGTTTATTTATAGACCGAGTGAAATATTTGAAAACAATATTGTAAAATTTAGACAATATAGTCAAACGGATAATTCTTACGTTAAATTAAACACTAAAAATTTAGCTTTTAACTTAGGTAGCCAAATTGATAATTATTATCCACATCATGCTGGAGGCAATCAACAAATAGAAATTAAAGGCTCTATTTCGGCAACTCGAATAAATTATAAATTCGGATTTTTAAAATCATTAAACTCAAATCCTAATTTAACACATACCGGTTATACTTTCCCAGGTTGGACTGTTATAAACGAGCCTTATGTTATTTTAGACCCAACAGACAACGAGGGATTAATTTCGGCTCTAGTTATTTCAAGTGGTTTCTCTACTCCCGTTTTCCCAATTATGTATTCAGATGACGTTGATTTGAACGCTGGAAATACAATTAGTATTATTTTAAGAGGTAGATTAACAAATTCAAGTGTTGCAGCTCAGGCAAAATTTAGAGTAACATTAACAGAAGGTTCTGGAGCAATAAGTTATTTAAAATTTGACGGAACTTGGACGGCAACAGATACATCAATTATTTTAGGATTAAACCCAAACTTTGACGTAACAATTCAATCTTTGGCTTTACCGGCTGACGGAGCTGTAAGTATGACAATTTACCAAGCCTTACAAACATCTTCTGGATCAACTCTTTACGAGGTTACTTACGCAGATATTCAAAACAATGCGACAGTTTCAACAAGTGGATCAGTTGGGGAATTTCATTCAGCACAAAGACAAAACAGACCAAGTTCAATATCTACGGAAACAAAAACTATTTTTAACGGAGATAGTCCTTCGTTAATTTACGAGGGTGCAATATGGAAATCCGATACAGAAACTCCTACATCTTTATGGTTTAGAAAAGACAAAACAGAAAGTAAAGCAATTTTACAAATTGCCGTTGAGGATATATTAAGAGTTCATCAAAGACCTCAAAAAATATTTACTGGAGACATTTATGGATATTTGCCTTATTTGTCTATTATTTCAATAAATAATTTAGAAGGTAAATTTTTACCTTTGGAATGGAGTTTTGACGCTTCAAGAAATATAACAAGCGTAAAACTTTTACAATTATTTGGCGAGGAGCTTACCGATATAAACTATAATCTAACTTTGGATTATGGAAACACAACAAAGGTCACAATCACATCATAAAATTTATTAATTTTGTAGTATGGAATATTTTAAAGGAGAAGAGAGAATCTTATATATAAAACTTACCGGAGAGTATATTCCGATAGGTTGTTTGACTGACAATTCATTTAGTGAAAGCTCAGAAACAATTGACACAACAACAAGAGACAATGCAGGTTGGTCCACAAGCCGACCAACAATGCAAAGTTATAGCATCGGTTTCAACGGCATACAAGTCAATTCTACAATAGCAGGAGGAGACTTTGAAGTTGCAAGTTATGATCGATTAAAAGAGCTTAAAAGAGATCGTCAATTATTAGAATGGAAAATACAAGGGGAAAATTTCCCTATTGTTGATTACGGAAAAGCATACATAACTGATATTTCGGAAGCGGCTACTGTAAATGAATTAATTACATTTAGCGGAACTTTAAACGGCTTCGGACAGCCTTTAATGGCATCATACGCTTTGGTTTTATTAAACAATGGCGATCCAAGCGTAATAATACAAGACGGAAATTCAAACTTAATACAAGTATAAAAAAATGGCAATAGATCCAACAACTACAACGACCGTAAGGGTTAGCGAACTCGCAAGTGCGGGGTACAATACAACGGACTTAATACCTCACGAGGTAGCGGGTATTTTAAAGAAAGGTAATTTACAAGACTTAGCGACTTTTATAGGTTCTATTATTGACGTTGAGGGAAGCGTAGGTTTTAGAGCTGTTAATGTTACAGACGGACAAACTTTACCAGCCACAACAGAAGAGGAATTTATTTTAGTAGGTCCTGGAACATTTCCAAACGTTGGAGGAGGCTCAGCAATAACAACAACGGAACCTTTGAACGCTTTGGTTTCAAATGGAACTTATTGGTTTATTGGAGTAGAAATTCCAATTGCAGCAAATGGAGCATGGGGGTCAATTGAAGGAAATATTGAAACTCAAACAGACTTACAAGACGCTTTGGATTTAAAAGCTGACTTAGTTGACGGAAAGGTTCCAGCTTCTCAATTGCCAAGTTATGTGGATGACGTTGTTGAGGTTGCTAATTACGCAGCTTTGCCTTCAACTGGAGAGACAGGAAAAATTTACATAACAATAGACAATAATAAAGTATATCGTTGGTCTGGTTCGGCATATATTGAAATTGCTGAAAACAATGCTGTTTGGGGATTAATTGAAGGTACTTTGTCAAGTCAAACAGACTTGAACACATCTTTAGGTTTAAAAGTTCCTTATACTGGTGCAACTGGAAACGTTGATTTAGGAACACATAAATTAACTGCTTCTGATTTAGTTGTAAACCACGCAAGTGGATCAGGTGCAGCAGCAACAATAAGCAAGGGGGGTAGCGGAGAGGCTTTAACAGTTACAAAAAGCTCAGGAAGTGGAAACGCTGCGAGTATTTTAGGTGGAGTTACTTTATTAGACGAATTGCATTTAAATACTGATTTAGCGGATGCTTATATTGCAAGTGCGGCAACTTGGAACGCAAAACAATCCGCTTTAACATTTAGCAGTCCTTTGGTTAATACAAGTGGTACAATTTCAATACCAGCTGCAAGTGGTTCAGTAAACGGATATTTAAGTTCAACTGATTGGACCACATTTAACACTAAACAAGCTGCTTTAAATGGAACGGGTTTTGTTAAAATTTCAGGGACAACAATTAGTTATGATAATAGTACTTACGCTTTAGACAGTGCAGTTGTTAAAGTAAATACAGACCAAAATGTAAGAGGAATTAAAACCTTTTTAGGTAATCAAACTGCAACAACTTTAAAGTTAATTGTAGCGGATTATTATAATGATGGGTTTATCACTTCGGATAATGGAATGTTACGTTTGTTAAATGGAACTACTGAATTATTTAATTTAGCCAGTACTGGGGATTTAACTGCAAAATCATTTGTAAAATCAGGCGGTACAAGTTCACAATTTTTAATGGCGGATGGTTCTGTATCAACTGGTTCAGGTGGAACGGTTACAGGAACAGGAACAACAAATTACATTTCTAAATTTACGGGTTCAAGTGCTATTGGTAATTCTTTGATTTATGATAATGGTACAAATATAGGAATAGGAACAACTTCGCCAAGTCAAAAACTTCACGTTGTTGGCAATGGATTAGTCGAAGGTGTTATATTATACAGAAATGGAGCAACAAATATTTTAAATATTGGTGGAGACCAAAATATGTATGGCGGAACTAATAGTGACGGTGGTGTTTTTGTATATGGTGCTAATAAATTGCATTTATCTACAAATTCCGCAAGAAGATTAACTGTTGACGGTTCAGGCAACGTTGGAATAGGCACAACAAGTCCTGTTAACCCATTAACAGTTCAATCAAATGGCTCGGCTCAAGCTATTGCGATTTTAAATAGAAGTTCAGATGACTTTTCTAATTTACTTTTTTATAACTATGCAGGTTCATCTGTATTAGGTGGTATTGGTAATTCAAGCGGAAGGATTAGAATTATGACAGGTGGTGTAGGAGATACTTATGAAAGGTTAAGTATCACTTCAGGCGGAAATGTAGGTATTGGTACTTCAAGTCCTAATTATAAACTGTCAGTGGCTCCTCCCGCTACTTATGGTAATGCTGAAGATGGAAATATAAGTATAAGTGCTTCTGCAAGTGGAGGAACAGTATCGGCACCTACAACTGCTGGAGGAATAGTTTTTGGAGATCAAAATGTAACTAATGGATATGCAGGAAGATTAGCGGTTGTACAAGATAGCCCGTCAAATTCTTCTTCTACCCATATGAGATTTTATACAAATTCCGGAGGCGGTAATACTGCTACTAACGAACGTATGCGTATCACTTCAGGCGGAAATGTACTTATTAATACCCAGACAGATTCGGGGTATAGATTAGATGTTAATGGAACGGGTAGGTTTACAGGTCAAAATTTAAGATTAGGTAGTTCTGGAGCTGGAGATTCTGTAATTACGATAAATAGCCAAAACGGTTCTTATAGTGAAATAAGGTCAAATTCAGGAGCTGCAGGAAGTTTTAATGGTATTATGATTGCTTCAAATTATAATGCAGCAAACTCTTTACCGAGTTGGTCTATTGATTTAGGTGGATGTTTAAATTCTACAACAAATACAAATTCATATACTGTTGGTTATAAACCAAATGGGGGGTCTTGGTCTTCGTTGATGGTTATAGCTTCAAACGGAGCAGCCACCTTTTCAAGCACAGTAACCGCAAGTGGTGGATTCTTTAACTCTGATATAAGATTAAAAGACTTAACAGATTACGATTACAACGTTTCAGATATTAAACCAATTACATACCTTTGGAAAGACGGTAGGGATAATAAAAAACACGTTGGATATTCAGCTCAAGAAGTTCAAAAAGTTATGCCAGATGCGGTTAACGAAGACGAAAAAGGATTTTTATCTGTTAACTACGTTGAGGTGTTAGTTGCTCAGGTAAATTTCTTGACTAAAAGAATAGAAGAATTAGAAAAAATTGTATCTAAATAATGGCATATCTTTATAGACATATTAGACTTGACAAAAACCAACCTTTCTATATTGGAATAGGTAGTGATAACGATGGTAAATACACTAGAGCCAATAATGTTTTTAGTAGAAATAATTTTTGGAAAAATATTATAAATAAAACAGAATACGAAGTAGAAATATTATTAGATGATATTTCTTGGGAAGAAGCTATCGAAAAAGAAATTGAGTTTATTAAATTATACGGTAGAACAAATTTAAATACAGGTACTTTATGTAATTTAACAAATGGTGGAGAAGGGGCTTTAGGTGCTATTGTTTCAGAAGAAACAAAAGAAAAAATGTCTAAAAGTATGAAAGGGATAAAAAAACCACTATGGGCTGTAGAAAATCAATCTAAAAGACAGAAAGGTATTGTTTGTTGGAATTTTGTTAAAGCTGCTCAATTAAGAAATACAGGAAGTACTCAGTCAAAGGAAACTATTGAAAAGAGAGTAAAAAAATTAATAGGTAGAAAAAATACTCAAGAACAAGTTGATAAAATGAGAAAGTCAGCTATTAATATGGGTAAATGCAGAAAAGTATTATGCGTGAACAATAATATTATTTATGAAAGTATAGCTGAAGCATCGAGAACTTTAGGTGTAGCTAATATAGGATATGTGTGTCAGGGTAAATTAAAACAAACTAAAGGTTATGTTTTTAAATACGTTGACGAATTAGAAAACAGAATTAAACAACTTGAGAAATAATGGCTTGGAGTGACGTACAATCTAATCAAATGGTAAGTTTTACAGATGCCCAGACTAGTGGATTCTCATTAAAACCTGGACAGTCTCACGTTACATCTAATCAATGTATGACAAAAGATGAAATAACTACTAAATATTATGTAAGTGTATCAGGGTATTGAGGGAATCAATTAGTACCTAAAAGTGACTGGGTTTCTTCATCTTTTGTACAACCTAGATCTTTTGAAAGATTAACATCTGGTTCGGTGTGCGTATTTGGACTTACATATCCTAATACTTCGTATACCGCAGAACAATATGTTGTTTTAGGAACAATAGTGTATGATAACGAAGCATTAACAATACCGTTTAACGGCGCGGATTATTGGTTTGGATTTGCGGCAACATCAGGGGTAGCTTACCAAATAAATTCGTCAGGACAAGTAATTGATGAAGTCAATTGTGGTTTTTAATAAACAAATAAATAAACAAATAAATAAACAAATAAATAAACAAAAATGAAAACAATTGAATCAATCTCAATTTGGGATAACGGACAAACACAGGAAGCAACTGTTTTAAATGCTTACGCAGTAAATGTATCACTTGGAAATTCAGCTACATTTTACTATTCCTTACTATCTGAATCAATGCAACAATTAGCACAAGGAAACTTGACTATGTCAGGAGAAGATTATTCAGCTTGGGATGTAGATACTTTTGCTTGGGATTGGATTGCAGGTCAATTAAATTTAGTAATTACTGGCGATTATGTAGCTCCAGTAGTTGAAGAGGTAGTTGAGGAAGTTGCTCCAGTTGAAGAGGAGGAAACAACAGAAGAGTAAATAATATAATTTCAAAATCATTTAAAAAATAATTTTTATTATCTTTACAACTTAAATTAAAAAAATAACCAAAATGGAAACAAAACAAGCAATCGAAATTTTAGTACAAGTTGCACATTTAGCACAAAAAGGAGGTTTATTACAGTTAAACGATGCCGTTGCAGTAGCTCAGGCAATTAACGTAGTGGCTCCAAAAGAAGAGGAAAAAGAGGTTAAAAAAGAGGTTGTTAATTAAAAAATCGGGGTGTTACGGCACCCCATTTTATTAAATGAAATATATAAATTACATTTTTACAAGTTTAATATTATTATTTGTTCCAATTTACGGACTTTTAATTGCTGTTGGATCGGCTATTGTTTTAGACACTTTTACGGGGATTTTTAAGTCAATTAAATTAAATGGCTGGAGCTCAATAAGAAGCCGAAAGTTATCTAACGTAATTTCTAAAATGGCTTTGTATGAAATTTGTATAATTTTTTTATATTTGATTGACAATTTTGTTTTGAATGAATTTATCAAATCCGCTTTTGGGTTTGATTTTATGTTTACGAAAATATGTTCCATTTTGTTAATTTTTGTTGAGCTTGTTTCAATTAAAGAAAACATTGAGGAAACTTTCAAAGTTGATATTTGGCAGCTTTTAAAAAAGTCATTTAACAGAGCTAAGGAGATAAAAGGCGACTTAGACGAAATTACAAAGTAATGCAACTATCTAAAAATTTATCACTTGCCGAAGTTGTACGAAGTGAGTCAGCAAAAAGAAGAGGCATAAACAATATGCCAACCGCTGATCATTTAGAAAATTTAAAGGAATTAGCTTTAAATGTATTCCAGCCAATTAGAGACCATTTTAAAGTACCAATTCATATTTCAAGTGGTTACAGATCTAGAATACTAAACAATGCCGTAAACGGAGCCGCAAAGAGTCAACATTGCTTAGGAGAGGCAATTGATATTGACGTTGATGGGACCAGCATAACAAACAAACAAGTTTTTGACTTTATTAAAGAAAATTTGGAGTACGATCAGCTTATTCATGAGTTTGGTAATGATTCAAATCCGGATTGGGTACATGTATCATTTAAAAAAGGCTCAAACAGAAAACAAGTTTTAAGAGCAAAGAGAAACGGGATAAAAACTTATTATACCAATTTCGAGTGAAAAAATTAATCCTTTTATTTTTAGTAATTACTTTATTTGGATGTGCATCCAGAAAAGTTGCTATTGTAAAAGAGGATACTAAAATTACAATCGATTCTACTGCAATTGTAAAAACTGACTCGATTTCTACTATAAACAACAACATTAAAATAACGGAAAACTTTGAGGAGATTGAAATCAAACCAGAAGTTTGTGGAGTTGAAATGGTAGTTGGCGGAATTACCTATAAAAACGCTGTTTTAAGATATAAAAAAGCAAATAAGGTATATTCAGATAACTCAAATAAAATTGTCTCAAAAAAGGCTTTAAAACAAGTTTCAAAACAGAAAAAAGAAATCAAAATCAACAAAGCTAAAAACATAGACAAAAAAGTAAACTATTTTGTTTATTTTTGGTTGTTGCTAATCCCAATTGGCATTTACATTTATAGAGAGATTAAAAATAAATTATTTCTATAAATAATCTCAAATTGCGATTTGCAATTAAAAAATCCTACTTATGATAAAACAAAGGACCAGATTAAGCGAAATGGAAGCCATTGCACTTGGCTTGGAATTAAAAAAAAGAGAAGATAATTCAAAAGGGAATCAACGTTATTTCATTACAAAACAGCAATTTGAGCAACTGCAAAAATTAAGAGGTTTCCATTCTACTGAATTTAAAGAAGTTAGACGAACTTTAAACGAAAGCGGAAACGTTATTTCTACGGTTGAAAAATTAGGGCAAAAGAAACTTATTGACATTCCGTCAAATCACGAAATTAAAAGAGTTTCGACAAATGTTACCAACGGGCAACAATGGATTATTACGGAGCCAATAAAAGAGGCAATTGTTGATCCGGAACAAATTGATTTTACAAAATTTTTCGAGGGCAAAATAACACCTGTTGATATAAAGCCAAAATCAATTAATCAAAAGGCTATATTTGACAGAGCTGTTTTAACCGATGTTCACGTTGGAATGAAAGTAAGTGACGGACATTCTTTATATGATGGAGCCTGGAATGAAGAGGAGCTATTTAAAAGACGTGATATATTTGTAAATGAAATTATAAACAATCAAAAATCAAACAAACTTTTGATTCACGAGTTAGGCGACTTTATGGACGGCTATAACGGAATGACTACTAGAGGAGGACACGAATTGCCTCAAAACATGGATAATCAAAAAGCCTTTGACGTTGCTTTAAGTTTTAAAATAACTTTAATCGATGCTTTATTTCAGTATTATAGCAAAATAGAAGTTGTAAATATTTGCAATGATAATCATGCCGGTGCTTTTGGTTATATTGTTAATTCAGCTTTTAAAGCTTACATTGAATTAAAATATAAAAACGTTTCCGTTATTAATCAAAGAAAATTTATTGATCATTATATATTTGACAATCGTTGCTTTATTCTAACACATGGAAAAGATGACAAAAGTTTAAAGTTTGGATTTAAACCGCACCTGGATGCAGTACAAATAGAAAAGATTAAAAATTATATTGACGAATATAAATTACATTGCTATCAAATTGAATTCTCAAAGGGAGACAGTCATCAATTACTCTTTGACCTAACCAGCTCAACAGCTTTTGAATACCAAAACTTTGGAGCATTTAGTCCTCCATCGGATTGGGTAAAGGTTAATTTTAAAAACACAAAAAGTAGTTTTACGACAATGAATTATTATGAAAAGCAAAAAACAATAAATAATTACATTTTTTAAAATACCTTTAAACCCTTTAAAATAAAGCCATTCCAAACGAATGGTTTTTTTTATTAAATATTTTTATCTTTTTATTTTGTAATTAAAAAATTTATATTAAATTTGTACCATAAATTAATTAACAAATCAAAATCAAAAATCATGAAAACATTTTTATCAAAAGCAATTTGTCAACAAAACTTCGCTTACTTAATGGCAATGTACATTTTATTTCAAATAATTTTTAGATCTTAATACTATGAACAACTACGACGACTGGAAAGCTGGTAACTACGAAACCGAAAGAGATGAAGAGTTATATACTGAGGAGCAAATCCTTATTGAGCAAATAGAAAGATTAGAGAGGCAACTAGATAATCAAGTGAAAAATATTTTAAGATTACAAGCTCAATTAAAACGTTTATCTGAGTTTGAGTTATTATACTCAACTTTTGGAAAGTTAACATTTGAGGAACAACAAGAAAAAAAACAAATACTGCAAATTTATGAAACCATTTAAAAAAGTTTACGAACTAACGTACAATAAAAATGTTTTTTATGTACACAAAAAAATTAACGTTTTTGGATTTACAATTAATAAAGTCTTATTAAAAAAGTTTAAAACTCCAGAGACAGCAATTAAATACATGAAATCTTTAAAATAAAAACAATGATACAAAACGAAAGAGGAGCCGGTAGAAAGCCAAAGTACAAAAGAGGAATTGAAACTTTTAAATACAACGATTTATTGCCGTTGCCAGTTGAAAATGAAATAAAACTTTTTATAGCAGAAATAACCAAACCATATTTAAACGACGAAATAATAAAGTCAAAATCAAAATCAAAATAAAATGGAAACATTAATTGGAACGGAACCTATGGTTCAAGGAGAGAGATTATCACATGAAATTAAATTAGTTTTAGTAAACGGCAGAGTTACATTAAATGGCAGAACCTGGAACGAATTGACGATTCACGAAAGGAAAATATTTGAAATATTGATCATTCAGGAACGTGAGGCAATAACCGAAATATTAGAAAATGAATAAGTACACCGGAGTAAATTATAAAAGAGGTATTTGCAAATATCAATCAAAAGTTACTCACGTTGGAGTTACTTATTTTTGCGGATTCTTTGACACTGAAATAGAAGCTGTAAGAGCCAGGGACCTTTGCATTATTAGAAACGGATTAAATGTAAAATTACAAATATTAAAACCAGTAAAAAAATGAACGTACTATCATTATTTAACGGAATGAATACAGGACGTCAAGCGTTGGAAAATGTAGGTATAAAAGTTGACAAATACTATTCAAGTGAGATAAAACCTTACGCTATTGAATTAACTCAACATCACTTTCCAGACACAATCCAAGTCGGAGACGTTACAAAATGGAGAGAATGGGATATTGATTGGAAAAGTATTGATTTGGTTTTAAGCGGATCACCTTGTCAGGATTTGTCAGCAGCTGGAAAACGAGCTGGAATAAATGGAGAAAAATCAAGTTTATTTTTTACGTTTGTTGATGTATTAAACCACATTAAAGAATTAAACCCAAAGGTTTTATTTTTACAAGAAAACGTAGGTAGTGCAAATAAGTTGGATGTTGGTATTATGTCAAGAGCTTTAGGAGTTTACCCTGCTCGTTTTAATAGTTCTAAATTAACAGCTCAGATGCGAGATAGGTATTATTGGACAAATATAAAAACAAAACAAACAATGTTTGATACTGTTGTAGATATTCCAGAACCTATTGACAAAAAAATATTTATAAAAGATATTCTTGAAAATGGATTTAGTGAAAAACAAAAATCAATGTGTTTATTAGAAAGCAACTCAAGACCATTAACAACACCAAGTAAAATGGCTCGTAGATATTTTGAAATAGGAATGGCTAATTTAATTTTTAAAGACGAACAAACTTTTTTTAGAGTTAAAGAAGCAACTACTATTGGATTTGTTGATATTGCTGAAAACGAAGCTGTTGATTTAAGTTATCCAACTTCAAAAACAAGAAGAGGTAGGTCGATGAAAGAAAAATCAAATTGTTTATTAAGAAATAACGAATATTTTGTTTTTCAAGATAATGACATTAGATATTTTACTCAAACAGAACTTGAAAGGTTACAAGGTTTTGAAGACGGTTATACTTCTATTTTAACAAGAAATCAAGCCGCGTGCTTGTTAGGAGACGGTTGGACGCTTCCAATTATTGAACATATTTTTAGCTTTATTAAAAAATAAAAAGGTATTTATTTTTTTAATTAAAAAATATTTATTAAATTTGCTTAACCAAAAAAATCAAAATCATGTCAAAACAATTATTCGAATTGATGCGTGAACAGGAATTGCAAACAAACAATTTCTTACCGTCAAAAAAAGAAATCCAATTAACAAGTAAAAAGTTTGTATCCGATTTGTTGGATGCTGGAGAAGTTAACAAAGTTGAGGTTTATGCTCAGGCTTTAAGATTAAAAGAGGCTTTATCAATTATTGAGGCTGAATTAAAAGAGAGCTTAGGACAGGAAAACTTTGAGGCTTTTGGAATCAAAGGCACTTTCAGAAATGGAGGCGAAACTTTAAACTACTCAGAGGATCCAATTTATGCAGACTTGCAAAGCCAATTAAAAGAACGTGAGGAACTACTTAAAACAGTTAGAAAAGTAGAAAACCCAGTTTACGACTCTGAGGGTATTGAAATACCAAAAGTTTCAACAACAAATAGAAAATCTAGTTTATCAATTACTTATTAAATATCTTTAATTTTAAATATCTTATCTTATGAAACAAATTGCAACAGCTTTATTAAAAGCACAAACGGAAATGAGCAACCCAAAAAAAGGCTCAACAAATCCTTTCTTTAAGTCAAAATATGCTGACTTAAACTCAATTAGAGAGGCAGTTATTCCAGTATTAAACTCAAACGGAATTAGTGTACTACAACCAATTG